CGCCTAGCTGAGCAGGAAGCGGCAGCTACCTAGCGACCACGGTCGGCGCGGAGACAATCCCGCCCGCATAAATACCGGCATGAAAGTCCCCTACACCATTTCGGACGACGGTCGCCGATGGAGCCTCCATGCAGCCGGTGTCGACCCGATCCAGATCAACGTCATTTCCGGCAGCGACCAAATCGATATCTCGGCGGACGACATAATTTGGAAAGTCGAAGGCGGACCGACCGTCACGCTCGCGACCGACCCGGACAACGACAAGGGAAAGCTCCTTGTGATCGAGGTCGAGGACATTGCCGCGATCCCGCCACGCGGCTCCATTTTCTACGTCAAGAATCTCACGACCGACACGGTCCTACTTGAAGGCGAAGTCGCGGTTCGGGGATTCGCATGAGCTTCGCGATCACCGTCACGAATGTCTCGCCCTCGATCACGATCAACACCGCGTCGACCAGCTCGGTCACGGTCACGAACAAATCGACGCCGACAATCTCGATCAAGCGGGATGGCACCGGACCACAGGGTCAAAAGGGCGACCCCGGCGAATCCATTGTCGGACCACAGGGCGAGCAAGGAATTCCCGGCGCGACTGGTCCCGGCGCAGCGTGGGGATCAATGACCGGCACGCTCGCCAGTCAGGTCGATCTCGCTACCGCGCTTGCCGCGAAGGTCGGCACCACGACCCTTACCACAGCGCTGGCGCTTAAAGCGGATGCATCAAGCCTAGGTACCGCCGCCTTCAAGAATACGGGCACGACCGGCAACGTTGTCGCCCTTGTGGATGGAAACAACCTTTGGACTGGCGCTCACACTTTCCAGTCCGCCACGAATCTCAACATTAATCTAAAGTCGAATGGCGGCACGCAGACCGGAATCATCAACTTCGACGCAGCGGGAAACTACGTCTTCCGTGGCACCACTGGTGGTTCAATGTTCTTCGACTCATACTCTGGCGCGGTGTATTTCAGAAACTACGGTGCCGGTTCTACGGTTTCCGTTGTCATTGACGGAGTTGGCAATGCGACCTTCAGTGGCAAACTAGCCGCTACCAACAAGACCGATGGTGTCTCGATCACAGTGCGGGGCAAGTCTGCCAACGGTGAGCGCCATGTCTTCGGCAAGGCTACCTATGCCTTTGTTGTAACTGCCGCCCGTTGTTCGGCGGAAGCGTCGATCGCTGCGACGGCGACTACGGTATATACTTTGAAGCCGAACAGGCGGAACAGCGGTCAATACGATCGGAACCTTCACGTTCGCCGCCGGGGCCGTAACTGCGACCGTCTCGATCACGGCTAGCTCCATTCTCGCGGCAGATTTCCTCTTCATTGATTCCCCTGCCACGGCGGACCCGACGCTTCAGGAAATCGGATTCCAAATCTCATCCTAAGTAGAGGATGACCGACCGTGACATCCACCGACGCCGCCTTGTGCGAGCCCTGTTCCGCGACAACCGCCGCCGTGCCGCTTGGCCATTGGACTCGGTCAAATCCCTAATCACCGTCCTAGGGCTCGACCCGACTGAATAGCCATGCCTTGGTCCGCGTCGTCACCTAATCGATTGCCATCGCACGTCTGGCGCAAGCTCCGCGCTTCGATCTTGGCGGTCGAGCCGTTCTGTCGTTCCTGCTCTGAAGCGGGCAAGCTCGATCGCTTCGCCGTCGCGGTCGTGGTCGATCATGTCGTCGGGCTCGCTGAAGGTGGGACCAACGATCCGACCAACCTTCAACCGCTGTGCCAGCCCTGCCACGATCTCAAGACCGCACAGGAATCAGCCCGCGCTCGTGGTGCGAGGGTGCCCACCTCGGTCAGGGCGAAGCCGACCACCGGTGCTGACGGTTGGCCGCGCGATCCGCTCCGATGATCGGTCCCCTAGGATCGCTTCTAAGCTGGCTTTGACGCCGACCCCTCCCCCGACCGTCGATCAATCCGATCGCCTCTGAGCAACGCTGTGACGGGCTCACAGACCCCTAGGGGGTGGTTTTGCCTTGTCTGCCAATGGCTTAGACATCGCGCCCCTCCACGATTTTATTGCTAACCCGGAAAATCCCGAGAAAACGGCCCCGATCGACTAAATACCGTTGTGAAAGCCCCCCGAAAAACCCGAATTGATACTGTTTTCGGCGCAATTGAGGCCGTTCAAGCGGCCAAAAGAGAGATAAAACCGCCCCGCAACGTGAAGTTGGATCGCGGCGACAAGCCCTTCTTCAATAGCCTCTTGGCGGAATTTGCTCGGGCAGAACTGTCCGACCACACGATCGAATTGCTCGCCATGCTCGCGCGAGCAATGGCCGATCTTGAGCGCGAACAGCGACAGCTACGCGAAGAAGGATCGGTGACCGTTGCGTCGACCGGCAAACGATCGGTCAACCCGCGCCAGACGGTGGTCTCCAATTTAAGCGCCGCTATCCTCTCGATGCGCCGTTCGCTCAGCCTTCAGGCTCATGCCAAGAATGGCGACGCGCGAGACATCGCTAGTCGCCGACAATCCGCGAAAACGATCGAGGCCGATACTGTCGCGAATGACTTACTCGGGATTGGTTGACCGCCCCGGCGTCGCACGCCCGGCGCATTATCCTCTTCATCGAAAGGTTCTGCCGCGTGCCGGAAGGCGCGCTGGTCGGCCAGCCGATCAAGCTCGCCGAATTCCAGAAGGATTTCATCCGAGCGGTCTATGATAACGAGGACGAGAACGGCGAATGTCGCACCCGTCGCGCCTACCTCTCGATCGCGCGCAAAAACGCCAAGTCGGCACTCATCGCGTGCATCATGCTCGCCCATCTGGTCGGGCCGGAACGACGCCTAAATTCTCAAATCATCTCCGGCGCACGATCCCGCGATCAGGCCGCATTGATTTTCAAGCTCGCGGTCAAAATGATCCAGTTGTCGCCCGAGTTGGCGAAGATCGTGCGGATCGTTCCTTCCACGAAGCAAATCTTCGGGCTCGTTTCGAATACGGAATACCGGGCGCTCGCGGCTGACGGCACCAAGGCGCACGGGCTGTCGCCGGTGCTCGCCATTTTGGACGAAGTTGGCCAGATACGCGGGCCACAGGATGACTTTGTTGACGCCATAACGTCGTCTCAGGGCGCGCACGACGCGCCGCTCCTGATCGCGATCTCGACCCAAGCGCCCACCGACGCCGATCTCTTTTCGATATGGCTCGATGACGCCGAGAGATCGGAAGACCCGACGATCATCTCGCACGTCTACGCCGCCCCGGACGATTGCGAATTGGACGACGAAGAGGCGTGGCGCGCTGCCAATCCGGCGCTCGGACTCTTCCGATCACTAGAGGATGTCCAGAACCAAGCGGCGCAGGCGCTACGGATGCCGAGCGCCGAAAACACGTTCCGCAACCTGATCCTGAATCAGCGCGTCAACCTCGCGTCGCCATTCGTCTCAGCCAGTGTTTGGAAGGCGGGCAACCGCGACACCTTGCCATTCGAAAACTTTCCGGTGTTTGGCGGGCTCGATCTTTCCATGACCACCGACTTGACCGCACTCGTGCTCGTATGCCGGATTGATGGCGAGCTTCACGTCCGCGCTTTTTTCTGGATTCCTCGTGATAGTTTGCGCGACGCCGCGAAACGCGACCGCGCCCCCTATGAGCTTTGGGAGAAACAAGGATTCCTCCGGACGACTCCCGGCAAGGTCATAGACTACAGCTTCATTGCCGCCGACATCGCCAAGATCACAGCCGGGCTCAATCTCCAGATGATCGCGTTCGATCGTTTCCGAATGGACCGGCTCAAGGCGGAGCTAGAGCGCGCCGAAGTCACCTTGCCCCTTAAAGAGTTTGGGCAGGGGTTCGTCTCTATGGCACCGGCGCTCGACGCCTTGGAAGCCGATCTACTCCAAGACCGTGTCCGGCATGGCGGCCACCCTGCCCTAGCGATGTGTGCTGCCAATGCCGTGGCGGTGATGGACGCAGCCGGGAATCGAAAGCTCGAGAAATCAAAATCGACCGGCAGGATCGACGGGATCGTGGCGCTCACAATGGCGTCGGGGATCGAGGCGACACAATCGCCGGGCTTCGCCTCCCCGTATGACGATCCGACCTTCAGCCTCTTCGCTTAGGGCTCGAACCGCCCCTCGACCGCCGCCGGATAAATACCGGCGTGAAATTATTTGGTCTCGACATATCCCGCACGCGCGTACCTGAAACGCGCCAATTCATCCCGATCGAAGGATCGGCGACTTCCCTTGGCGACAGCGATTGGCTCGCATTCTTCGGCGGTGGTCAGAATGTTCGACTCCCGTCCGTAACCACGACATCCGCACTCAAGGTGCCCGCCGTGCTGGCGGCAGTGACGTTCCTTTCCCGCACGCTCGCGACGCTCGATCTAGGCGCGTTCCGTGACAATGGCGGTGTGGCCGAACCGGTCGGCGGCAAGCTCGCGACGATCATCCGCGACGCGCCAAATCCTGAGTGGTCGGGCTTCGCCGCGCGTAACTATTTTTGGCAATCCCTCTTCACCGCCGGGCGCGGCCTATTCGTGATCGTCCGCGACGATCGCGCACAGCCGGTCGAGCTATGGCCGGTCAATCCGACGTATTTCCGCGTCCGCATCGATAGCTTCGGGCGGAAAACCTTTACCGATCAGGCGAGCGGCAAGACATACGCGTCGAGCGATGTGATCGACGTGCCCTTCTATCTCGCGCCCGACCAGATCAACACGCTGTCGCCGATCAAGCTTGGCGAAAAGGCCATTCAGCTCGCGCTCGCGATGAACGACTTCGGCTCGCAATTCTTCGCCGGTGGCGGGATGCCGCCGCTCGCCGTCGAGGGGCAGATGCCCACCGGGGCCGAGGCTCGCAACCGCGCGATGGCCGAAATCAACCGGTCGATCGATGAAGCTCGCGGCAGCGACAAGCCCATCTTCGCCATGCCGCCCGGCTTCAAGCTGACACAGGTCGGCTACGACCCTCAAAAGGGCCAGATGACAGAAGCGCGACGCTTCCAGACGGAAGAGATCGCCCGCGTTTTCCAGTTGCCACCAATGTTCCTGCAAGACCTGACGCGAGCGACGTTCAACAATTCCGAGGCGCAAGACCTCTTCCTCGTGAAGCACTTGCTAGCACAATGGGCAAAGGCATTCGAAGACGAATGCAACCTCAAGTTGTTCGGTCAACTCAATGGCCGCCGCTTCGTCCGCCACGATTTCAATTCGCTCCTACGCGGCGATTTTGTCACTCGGATGAATGGTCTCGTCCGGTCTGTTCAAGGCGGCATCCGAACACCGAATGAAGCCCGTCTAGCGGAAGGGCTGGCCCCTCACCCGAGTGCAGAAGCCGACGACCTATTCATGCAAGGCGCGACAATCCCGCTCGACGCGCACGCGAACGACAACCCCACACCAAAGGAGGCGCAAGCCGATCACAATGAAGACTGAAATTCGTAGCGCCGCGCTCACCACGACCGACAACACCAAGGTCGGCGGATATGCCGCCGTATTCAATTCGCCCACTGACATCGGCGGAATGTGGGTCGAGACGATCTCAACGGGCGCGTTCAACGACACGCTGAATCGCGGCGACGACGTGCTGGCGCTCTATAGCCACGAACTTGAGCGTTTGCTTGGGCGTCGATCGAGCGGCACGCTTCGTCTCGCCGAAGACGACCACGGGCTGAGCGTCGAGATCGATCTTCCCGACACCAGCGATGGCCGCGATGTCTTGACCTTGATCGAG